AAAAAAAATTAAACATTGGAAAATCAAAAAAGAAGGTAAAATCACGAAAACAAGCAATAGCAATTGCTTTAAGTGAGGCAGGAAAGTCTAAAAAACGTAAAACTTAGTTGTAAAAGAGATGATTGTGTCTAATATTGATAATATGATAACTGCAACTGAAAGATTACAGGAGTTTTTTGATAATTTATTGGCGTTTTGTGATCAAACGACCAAAAGTCAAGAAGATCAGATACTTTTAGCGGGGTCCATGATGGCTGTAGCTAAAATATTGTATCATAATAATTTATCCGACATAGAATTTCAAAAAATTATGGATCATAATGGAAGAGACTTGCTAAATCTCATAAAACCAACTATACATTAGCCATGGCAACTGGAATAGAAAAAATTTTAGAGAAGACAGGATTAAAAGCTAAAGATATTAATGCAAAAAATTATGAAATATTAAAAATGACTCTGTCTGATGAGGACATAAAAATTGTAGAAAAAAAATTAGGAGTAGACAAAATCGCTGATGCAGGAAAGAAAAAAGAATTAAAAACAAAAATTACTGTTGAGTTTGGCGATCAAGGAAAAGTAAAAGATAAAGGACCAAACCCAGGTGATGCAGGCGGTTCAACTGAAAAACCAATTAAAGTTAAAAAAGGTAGTGTTAACGTAGACTCAAAAACTGGTAAAATTGTAAAACTAGCAAAAGGTGGTTTTCCTGATTTATCAGGTGATGGTGAAGTTACTCAAAAAGATATTTTAATGGGTAAAGGTGTAATTAAAATGAAAAAAGGTGGTATTGTTAAAAAGAAATCATCTAGAACAAGAATTGCCAAAAGAGGTTTTGGTATTGCAAAGAGAGGGTATTAATGAAATTTAAAAATGCAAAAATGACGATTGTTCCTCAAAAAAATCCGTTTCCAAACACACAAGTTGCGTCAACTGCAGAGCAAGTTTTCTCTCCTTTTGTGGTAAAAGATAACAAAGGAACTGGACCACAAGGGCAAACAAGCAGACAACAGATTAAAAAAGTAGCTTTCAAAGGCGTAAAATAGTATAATTCCCGTTTTAACAAAGGAGGTTCTATGAACTTACTAAAAGATCTATGGTCACATTTGAAAGAATGGTCGGACTGGAAAATGAAGGATTGGATTAAAGCCGGTATTGTAGCTGTAATCGTAATCGTAATTATAGGAGCTATCTAGGTGGCACTTGGATTGTTATCTAGTTTATTAGGCGGTAAAGACGGTGCTTTAAAACAAGTCGCTTCCGTTATAGATTCAATTCATACATCAGAAGAAGAGAAATTAGACAAAAAAATATTAATGCAACGCATTCAACAAAAGCTTGCGGAAAAGCAATTAGATGTTAATGCAAAGGAAGCCAGCCATCGCAATGTATTTGTGAGCGGCTGGCGACCATTTATAGGATGGATAGGTGGGCTTGCTTTAATGTTCGAATTTATCTTATCTCCATGCATAGAATGGTATTCTAAATTTTCAGGATTAAATTTAACTGCTCCTGAAATTCAAACTGGGCCCCTTCTAGCAATTGTCACTTCAATGCTCGGAGTTGCCGGCATGAGAAGTTTCGAAAAGGCAAAAGGTTTAACTAAATAAAAAAGGAGAAGACTATGGAAAAACATTCACATGAAGAACACATCGTAGGTAAAAGCGGTGACTATACAGCTAAGGGTAACATAGGCGATACTTGGGAAAAAAGTGCATACACTGGAGGAGTATCTGTAAAAGGACATGCAACTCTTGTAGATGACACACCTGATGGCAGCTACGACGTAAAAATAAAAACAAACTGTGATGACTATAATCACACTTACACTGTTAACAAAGGTGATGACTTTGATTTTAAAAAAGTTACAACAAATTTTTTTGATGAAACTGATATTAAAATAACTGTGACAGGTAATGATGGTCAAACAGGGACTTTTAAATTAGTCATAGATTATAGCACTTGCTAATGACATACGACGAGTTAGCTGGTTCCGTAAAATTATCCGAAGGCTTCAGAGATCATATATATAAAGACACCGAAGGGTTCGCCACGATAGGATGGGGTCATAAGGTTGTATATGAAGATAATTTTAAAGATGGTAAAACGTATACAAAAGAAGAATTACAAGAAGTATTTGATAAAGATTTAAATAAAGCAATTGGTTTAGCAAGACAACTTATGGAGGAAAATAATGTGTCTGATTTACCGACAACTGCTCAACATACCATTACCGAAATGGTATTTCAACTTGGAAAATCAGGCGTATCCAAGTTTCGTAATATGTGGAAATGCCTGCAGGACCGAAATTTTGAAGGTGCGAGTTTAGAAATGTTAGACTCAAAATGGAATCGTCAAACTCCAAATCGCTGTAAAAAATTATCGGATCAAATGAAATCATGCGCTTAGAAAATTTTTTTACATATTATAAAAAAGAATTAATTAGTAGACAAGAGCAAGTAGAAGAGTCTATATTAAGAGGAGAAGCTAAAGACTGGGCAGAATATAAATTTTTGACTGGAAAATTAGCAGCACTTAAACAAGAAGAACAGGAACTCACGGACCTGCTAAAGAAAACGGAGCTAGAAGATGACTAAAACAGCAAGTAAAATAATTATGCCAAAACATGTATGGGATGGCAAAAGTGTTGAAAAAAAGAAGAATGAGTTAGAAAAGGTACCCACTCCAACTGGTTTTAGAATAGTTTTATTTCCTTTAAAACTAGAAGGTAAAACAAAAGGCGGTATTCATCTTACAGATGAGACAATTCAAGAATCACAAATAACAACAAATATTTGTAAAGTTTTAAAAGTAGGGCCTAGTGCCTATAAAGATGAAAAAAGATTTCCTGATGGTCCTTATTGTAAGGTAGATGATTGGGTTATCATAACTCGGTATTCAGGATCTCGTATAAAGATTGATGGTGGTGAGTTAAGAATTGTAAACGATGATGAAATAATCGGAACGGTAGATGATCCAAGGGACATATTACCAGCTAACATATTATAAACATGGAGAAGTCTATGCAACAAGTGCAATCAGATCAGGATAAATTGGTTCCTATAGATACGTCTGGAGAGTCGGTAGATATAGAATTAAAAGAAGACAAAACAACGGACCAAAAACAAGAAACTAATCAAGATATTGTTGTTGAGGAACAGTCTCAAGGAACAAGAAATGAAAATGAGCTAGATCAATATTCTGACTCAGTAAAAAAACGTATTGATAAATTAACTAAAAAAATGCGTGAAGCTGAAAGAAGAGAGCAAGCTGCAATTGAATTTGCAGAAACAATGAAAAAACAAAATGAAGATTTTGAAAAAAAAGTAAAGGATCTTGATACTGGTTATACCAATGAATTTAAAGAAAGAGTAAATACTCAATCTGAAGTTATTAAAGATAATCTTAAAAGAGCTTTAACATCAAAAGACAATGACGCTGTTGTAAAAGCACAAGAACAATTAGCACAAATTGCTATTGATCAACAAAGATTAAAAGAAGCTGAAAAATTGCTTCTTGAAAGAGAAAATGCTCCAAAAGAAACAAAAGAGGCACCTCCTGCGTCGCAAACATACAAAAGGCCTGATCCAAGAGCGGAACAATGGGCTGATGATAATGAATGGTTTGGTAAGGACGAAGTTATGACTTACGCTGCTTTTGGTATACACAAAAGACTTGTTGAACAAGAAGGACTTGACCCTAAGTCAGAAGATTACTATAAGAGTTTAGACGCTGAGATGCGTAACAATTTTCCTCAAAAATTTGGGGATACTAACAAGAGCAATCGTGTAGTTCAGACGGTTGCCTCTGCAAATAGATCTACAAAAACTGGACGCCGCACTGTGAGACTCACGCCTTCACAGGTAGCTATCGCAAAAAAACTTGGTGTGCCACTTGAAGAGTACGCAAAACACGTGAAGGAGGCTTAAATGAGTACTAAAGAAACAAAAACTACCTCACGCAAATTAGAAACCCGTGAAAAGGATGTTCGAAAAAGGGGATGGGTTCCTCCTTCGAATCTTGAAGCACCAGAACCACCAGAAGGTTTTCACCATAGGTGGGTAAGAGCTGAATATCGTGGTATGACTGATGAAAAAAATATTATTGGTCGTATACGAAGCGGTTATGAATTTGTGAAAGCAGATGAATACCCTGATAGAATGGATTTACCATCTATCGTTGAAGGTAAATACAAAGGTGTAATAGGAATTGGTGGATTATTACTAATGCGTTGTCCAGAAGAGGTTAAAGAAGACAGAGATGAATATTTCCGTAATCTTACCAACGAAAAGACAAAGGCTATAGAAAATGATCTTCATAAAGAAGAACATCCAGCGATGCCAATCCATCAGGAAAGGCAAAGCAGAGTAACTTTTGGAGGCGGTAAGAAATCTTAATGAGTAAGATAATTATGTCTCTAAAAAATTTAGGAGACTACTATGGCTAACATAGACCAAGCTTTCGGCATGAGACCGATAGCAAAAGTTGGTTCTGCCCCTGGCGGAACTACTGGTACTACTAAATACTCTATTGCAAGTGGTGCCGCAGGCATGTTTACAGGCGATCCCGTTAAA